GGCTTAGTCCTCCTGGGTAGATGTTGCTGGTTCGACCTTGGTGGTCTTGGACTTGGTGCTTGCGAGATGACCAGCACCGATGAGGTGCTCGATGTCGCAACCCTCGAGGTCGTCATCGCTGACGATCTCGCCGGGTTCGTGGCCCACCACGTTGAGTGGGCCGACGATCTTGTAGGTGTTCACGAGTGACTCCTATGCGTGGACGGTGACGTTGAACTCGCAGGTGAGATAAGAGGCGTCACCAAGCGAAAGAGGTCGGACGGCGATCATGTCGCCGACCTTGAGCGTTGAGCAGTTACCGCCGAGCGTCTTGTCGGCTTCGATTGCTGCACGCACTGATTGAGTGCCGGCGTAACTCATCCAGCCGTCGAGGTAGCGCTGAGCTACTCGATCACCCATGCGACCGGCGACGAGGCTGATGGTGAACTCCCACTCGGAAAGTCCCCCAGCCATTGCGCGGTGGTAGGTCACCGACTGCATCTGGATGACTGCCATCGGCGGGTTCACTTGTTCGGGCAGATGATCGGCGACTCGCAGCCCTGAGATGGTTGCGAGGCGAACGCCGAGTGCAGTCTGAAGTGATGAGGCGGTGCCAGCCATTAGGCGACGACCGGATTGCGATACGGGCGCAGCATGCGCTCGACATCGGGATCGATGGCGCGCACGGTAATGGCTCCGAGATCGCCGAAGCCGGCGACGCCGAGAAGCGAGTCGCCACGCTTGACGAGTCGACCAGCCAGGAGGATGCACGCCGAGGTAACTGGCGAAGGTACTGATGGCCATCCCCACTTGGCAGTGACCTGCAGGTAGGCCGGTGCGGCAGTGGTCAGGAACGAGAGGTTCACCGGGCGGATCATCGTGATCGGTGAGCCTTTGGCGAGACCGTTGACTGGCTCGAGCTGATACTGCGCAGCTGTGAGTGTTGTGGCGTAGGTGCCGTCTCCAGCCGAGTCTGTCTTGATGACCAAGCCGGTGGTAGTTGAGATGTCGTCAACCATAACGAGATCGGCGATCGGTGGAACATAGAGCCGAGCGGTTGCGTTGGCGTCGGCATAGAAGCGACGGTCGCAGTGTTGGTCGATGACTCGCGAGGCTTCGGTGATGCGTGCCTCGAGCATGGTGTCGTCGACGGTGTCATTGATGCGCATCACGCTCTTGAGCTCAGCAAGCGTGCAGTAGCCGTTGGTGATGGCCATTAGATTCTCCAGACGCGGACATAGCCGCGGACGATTTCGTTAGCGCCATGCTCGGCAAGGAACCACGCAACCTCTGAGCCTTTGCCCTGGCCGTCTTCGTTGTCGTCGACTGCGACGATTGAGCCAGGGGCCAGCAGGTTGAGAGCTGCCATGAGTTCGCTGAGGTGATGAGCTGCGGCTGGCTGCGGGTTCTCAAAGTCGACGTCGAAAGAGTCGAGGTAGAGCAGGTCTGCGTGGCCGGTGAGTGTTGGGATCACGTCGAGTGAGTCGCCGACGATTGCGGTCGTTGCTTGCAGTCCGAGTTCGGCGACAAGTTCGGCGCCGAGTGGATTGATGTCGATCGTTGTGACGGTGCCGCCGAGGTCGGTGGCGAGTGTGTCCCAGACGATGGTGGACTGGCCGTCGCCTTCCCAGTTGCCTAGGTCTCTGAGGGTGCCGGTCTCAACGATGCGGCAGTCCTGAGGTAGCAGCTCGGCGATGGTGGCGAATGCTTCGTGCCGTTTGCCGAGTCGGTCCCAGGCGATCACTTCGCCATCAGTTCGTCGATCTCGGCGAGCACTGGCAGCCAGTATTTGTCGAAGACGATCTTGTTGTCGTAGGTCTCAGCGTGTGCTCGAGCAGCAGCCTTTCGGTCTGCGTCTCGGGCGGTGTCGTAGGCGTGCTCAAGTTCCTCGAGCACTGAATGCACCAGCGGTGTGGCGAACCATGAGGTCTGCAGTGCGTCCCAATAGGGCTGCACCGAGGCGAGGTAGCCGTGACCTTCGACAAGCTCAGGCTGAGCGGTGAAGTTAGAGACGATCGAGGGCACGCCGCAGGCGGCAGCTTCGATGACTGGAACGCCGAACCCTTCGCCACGAGAGGCAGCAAGGTTGACATCCATCGCGCCCATGAGACCTGCCAGCACGAACGGCGGCAGACCTGCGTAGTAGGCCCACTGGTCAGTCCAGACGATGCGGTTCTCAGGGATACCGCAAGCGCCTGCGAGTTGCACGAGATCCACGCCGCCTTGTGCGCCGCGTTTCTCGGTGTGCATGTAGACGTAGACATCGTCATGGCTGGCCATGAATTGGCCGAGCGCCAGCAGGTTCTCGCCCCATGCTTTGCGCATCGGTGCGATGCCCTTATTGGCAGCGACGATTCCGACCACGAATGCGTCGTCGGGGATCTTGAGAAGTTGGCGACCTGTCGCACCGTCGACGGTTGCGCCTGGTCTGAAGACTTTGGTGTCGACGCCGTGTGGAATGTAGCGATGGTCGACGCCGGCAGCCTCGAGCATTCGTGCGCCGTAGTTCGCCATAGCGATCGGCAGCACATTGTCTCGGCGGCACCATTCGAGAACGTCCGGCGGTGCGGGCGTGTGATCGATTGGCACCCATGAGGCGATGACTTTGATGTCGTCGAGCTTGGCGCCTTTGAAGACCCAAGTGTCGAACAGTGTGACTAGAGCGGTGGGTCGACCGGTCTGGTCTTGGGAGTATTTGAGGTGGGCGTCGAGGACGTCTGCCGAGTAGGGGTGGAAGCCGGTCGGGAGGACTTCGATACCTTCCCATTCGGTGATGAAGCCTTGGGTGCCGTAGTTGTTGGAGAGGGTGATCGGTCGGCCGGTGGCTTTGATTTGGCGCGCGACTTGCGCGGTTTGGACGCCGTAGCCGGTGCCTGCTCCTGCGAAGTTTGAGTGCCAGCAGATTCCTGCACGAGTGTCGCCACTGACGCTTCGACTAGGTACTGCGCTAGGTATGGCGGCAGCTCGACCTCGCTGTTGCGTATGACGACCCACATGGCCGGTGCCTTTCTTCTTGCCCATGAGATGCTCCTAGCCCGTTTGCCGTGTGTGTTGTCTGGTTGGCCGGTGGTGGCTCGCACGGGCAACGAGCCACCACCAACCAGACAAAGCCCGTAAAAGGTGAGGCGTCCGATCAGGACGCGCCACCTCGGAAACACTTGACTGCGTTTTGATCGACGACCGCGCCGTCTCCACGCCAGGTGACGCGGAAGGTGATGAGGTCGTTCACGAAGCCAACGCTGTCGTCGCGTGCGAAGTCGATACCGCGCACCTGACGGACGTAGTAGCCAGAAGCCATGTCACCGAAGAGAACCGACTTTGCGCTGGTGCCGGTGGCAACCACGTCTGGGTTTTCGTCGACGCGATAGCCGAGCAGGGTGTCGGGTTGACCAGTCTGGAATGACGGCTGCCAGATGTAGCTTCCGTTTCCGTCCTTGATCTTGCGAACTGCAGCGACGGTGCTTGCTTGCATCTGAAACGATGCGCCACGACGGCGATAGGAAGAGTTGACCGAATAGACCAAATCCACCAAATTCTCGTAAGTCGGAACACCAGCAACGCCGGTTCCACCAGTGACGCCGGTGCCGGCACCATTGACGATGCCGTTCGGCTGAACAGTTCCGGTGCCGACCGTGAGACCAGCGTTGACCGCTGTGCCCATGCCGACTGCAGCCTGGCGGGCGACGAAGTCAAGCAGGTTGATGCCTGAGTCTTCGACAACCTCACGGCTGAGCTGGAACGTGGCGGCGTACTTGAATGCGCCAAGTGTGACGAACGCTGCGAACGTCGGGTCAGATTCCGTGATCGCTGTGCCTTCACCGATGATTGCTGGCGAGGTGTATGTGGCGCTGCGTGGGATCTGAAGCGATTCGCCACCGTTCGTGGTGAGGATCGTGACGACGTTTCCGTCGAGCATCGGGCCCTGAACGACCAGGTGTTCCACGAGCGTGTCGTAGAACGAGGTCGGCACTGGTGCGCCGGTGCTGGACTTCGTGACATCACGGGTATCGAACGAGAACGAACGACGCTCGCCGAGGGCGATTTCACGAATGATGTCGCTGTCGGTCTTCTCGGCAGGAGCAACGGCACGGGTGCCGAAGTCAGCCGGGACGCCGAGCGCGGCGCGTGATTCGTCGATTGCACGCTCGCGTGCTTCGATGTCGATGATGTTCTTGCGACGTGCATCGAATGCGTCGATGTCGTCGTTCATGCGGGTGAACTGCTCAGCCTCTTCGGCTGAGAGGTCACGGTTCTCGGACGCTGCGTGATCGAGAAGAGCCTTTGCTTCTTCCCAGGTACGCGCGCGCTGTTCCGAGAGGCGATTGACGAGTTCGTCAGTCATTGGTGCCTCCTGGGCGGTTGGGTTTGGTTAGTGGATGCAGGTGGTGGTCAATCGGTGGTGGCGAATGCGCGCTCCGGGCGATGACTCCGAACTGCAGATTCGATGCTCAGCGCTTGGCGTTGAGCTCGAGCATGCGACGAGCGAGATCGACTGGCAGACCGTCTTCGGTTGCGTCGACTGGCTCGGCGATTTCTTCGGTGCTGCGAACTTGCGCACCTTCTGTTGCGGGATAGGCGGGGAAGCCAGTCACCACTGAGACTTCGTGCAGGATGACTTCGCGCAGTTCACGCGAGCTGCCATCCTCTGACCATGAGTCGCCACCACGGGGCACCGAGAAGCCGAAGCTCATCGAGTGCACGTCGCCACGCTGCATGAGAATTGAGAGGTCGCGACCGTAGGTGGTGTCCGGCAGTTCGGCTTCGACGTACAGACCACGAGCATCTTCGCTGAGCGACAACGTCGCCGAACGTGTGCTTGCCAACACCTGGTCGGTGTTGTGATTCAAGAACATGCGCTTCTCGCTGTCTGATTTCAGTGAGCGACGAAACGCACCAGGGGCGATGGTCTCGATAAAGGGCAGCGGCTCGGATGGGGAGTTGAACACGGCGGCATAACCAGCGAACCGCATCGGCATCTCGGTGTCGGCTTCAACAGCTCGCAGCTGCAGGCCGTCGACCTCAACGGTGCGGAACTCAACATCGCGACCGCCGATGCGGCGGTGCTCGATCTCTACAGCGGTGTAGCGAACAGGGGCAGTTGCGTCGGTCATGGTTTCATCCATTGGTTCAGCAACAGGTTCCTGCTCTACCTGTTGGTAATCGAGTAGTTCTTCGGCAATGATCCAGCGCTTACAGATCCCGAGCGGATCGATGTCGCCGGCGACAATGTGACATGCTCTGCCGCCTTCGTAATGAACGCACGAGGAACAGACCAGACCTTCTTCGGCGAATGGTGAGGCTTCGACGTAGTGTGCGCCGTTTGCGCCGATGCTCTGGTCGTACTTGCCGAACATCTCAACGATGGCTTCGTCGTAGTCGTACTGCGCCATCTGTCTCGGCGCTAACGAATAGATACTTTCGTAGTCGCGCTTTTCGGTCATTGCGATCTCCATGGTTCGATCGGCAGAGTCAGCGACTAGGCGCATGATCTCTGTTGCTCGACTCCAGCCG